CCAGCACTTCGCAAAATCCCATATTGGAGTGAAATGTCAGATGGAAAAAGAGGCGCTCTGCTCAGCTTTGCTTATAATCTTGGTGCCGGTTTTTACGGTGGTACTAACTTTAATACTATTACTAAACACCTAAAGAATAAAGAGTGGGATTTAGTGCCCGATGCTTTATTCCTTTACCGTAATCCTGGTTCTAATGTAGAAGCAGGTCTTGCTCGTAGAAGAAAGGCAGAGGGTGAAGCATGGAAAAAAGGATAAATAAAGTTACAATCATTACTGATTCTTGATCTTAAATGGTCTGAATCTACATACTCTGAGTCCTCTGTGACTTGGTGAATACTTTACTTTTAAACAACTTTTAGTTTGTTTCGTTTAGTACACACTAAGTCACAGAGGACTTTCTATGTCCTACGCTACAAGGGCGCTTGCTGTAGCGTCTGCTCTTTTGATTGGAGCACCAACAGCATTCGCAGATACAATTTCGGGTACAGATTTTGAAACTGGAGATACCTCCCTTGCACCAGGACTCCCTGTAGTTGTTACCACTAAGGTAAATCATAAAGCAACGGAAAGGAAAGGAATTCAAAATATCAGAAGAGAGTTTACAACTACAACTCAAACACCTTTATTAAAACAAAATGTTTATAGTAATGGATCGGTTATAAATTCTTTGCTTTTGTCGGTTGATAATCAGGATACCCATGACACTCTTTCTGGTCGTGTAGATCAACATGAATTTTTAGATAAGATTGGCAGCGGATTACAAAATCTTTTTATTCATGAGCCAACTAAACTAACTACAGATAGAGTAAGGGCATTTAACAACAATTATTATATGTGGTCCAGTGGTGACTATGGATACTATGGTAAGTCACTAATTACTGGTGGTGGATTGGAAGTTGATATTAAACCAACCTGGACAATTGGTGGTCAGTATAACACTACAAACATTGATCTTGGTGGTGTTGATAGCACTTCTAAACTTATTAAAAAACATTATGGAATATTCAACATGTTCCGTGGAAATACATTCTCACTATTAACAAACGCAGGATATTCTCAAAACAAATATAATGTTAAGAGAAGTGTGCAGAACATTTTTAGAAATGAAAGTTCAACACAAGGAAAAGAATGGTTTGTTAATAACAGACTATTCTGGAATCTCAATAAGAATGTAACTCCATTTGTTGGATACACTGTTGGTAATTATCAGAGAGATGGATTCGTTGAAAAGGGATCTATCCAATCAAGAAGAACTGTTGATTCTATTAATGAAACTTCACATTCTGGTGAGATAGGTCTAAATATTTCACACCGTTTTGGTGGAAAGAAGAAGAATCTATTTGGTTTGAATATTGGTGGTCTTTATGAAACTAATGGAATGATTGAAGCATCTGCTTCTGTTGATTATAAAGAAATGATATCCATCGAAGGAATCCATCAAATCAATGATGGTGTTTCTAACACAGCAGTATCTGCAAAACTTAAATTTAAATTCTAAATAAAAAGGAATCATCACACAGACTGATGGATAAGAAAAAAGAAAACGCCATGGGACAAGTTATTCGTATTGCTATCTTGGGTTGGTCTGCTGCTCTTCTTACCGCTAGTTATGCTGGGGCTCTATCTAAAATGGATCCCACTTTCATTGCAACTGTTTTCACCGCATCCGCTGCAACTTTCGGTATTAACACAATGAAGAAGGGTGGTGATGAAGATGAGAAGAAAGAAGATCCACGTAGAGAAGTTGTGGTAGAAGCACTACCAGAACCACCAGCACCAGAAGTTGTTTCTGATGAACCAACTCTTGAAGAAAGAGTAGAAGTTCTTGAGGGTCAAGTTCAACCACGCACAGGAGCCTAATGGCAAAGTCATCAAACAAAGGTAAGAAAGGTTCTACTGGTAATAAAAAGCAAAACCAAGGAAATGTTACTGCCAATAAAGCAAAGAATGGCGGTAAGAAAAAATGACCGAACTGATTGCTTTTTTGATTGTTGGTTATGTCGAAGTCAGTCCTGGACAGTGCCAACTTGATTATTTTAGATATAATGAAGTTCATTCGCTTGTAATACCGTGCCACGAGAATGGAACACTCCAAAAAGGGAGTGTTGGAATGCTTCAATTCATCAAATTCTAAAAGCAATTGACAATCATACTCGTCTTTACATGGAGACAGGTGATTTCTGGCATGAGGAACAGGCACAAATATTGAGAAAGTATGTAAAAGATTTAAAGGTATGGATACATAAACAAGAGGGTTGTTGGAATGAATGAATTTCCTTGGGGTGTATTCATACTATTGAGTTGTGGACTTGCTTTTACTGCATATGTAATCTACTACATATTAAAGTTAGCACACGAGGAAATGAAAGATGAAACACCTCAGTCTGATTCTATCTCTGACGAGTCTGAGTATTAGTGCTGCGATTGGTGTAGGAGCATATATCACCTATCAAAAAGCACAGAAGATTTTAGACAACCCAGAAGAGTTTGTCGGTGCTGTTGTAGAGAAACAAGTCAATAAAGCATTTGAGAAACTTCCTATTCCTAAACTAAATACCAAAGAGTTTAAGTTGTTCTAATAAATACCTAAAAAGTAATCAATACAAATGAAAACTTTTCAAGAATTTATTTTAGAGGCTTCTAGGGAAGAGGCTGAGAAAAAACGTCTTGCAAAGGACAATCCCGAAGAATGGCGTGTTAGAAATGTTGGTGATGGTAAGTGGACTACTAAAAGAAAATCTTCAATATCTGGTCAGGGAAAAACAAGAGGTGGTAGTTCTAAAGATCAAACTGATCCTGGTGTAAAATCAAGTGAATATAAGGATAAGGTTTCTAGAATCACATCTCAAGGTAAAGAGGCACACCATAGAGTTCCTTTAACCAGAGCAAGAGAACTTTTTAAAAATAAAAGTCCAGAAGAACGGCAAGAAATAAGAAAAAGACATGCAAAAGTTGGAGTTCATTTTGGAAATGATCCAAAAAATTTAGTTGGACTTTCTAGAGAAAAGCATACTGGTAGTGGAGATAGTGTGCATAGAGAAACTGATAGGATGGATAAAAGTATCAAAAAGGCAGGACAAGAATCAAGTAAAATTTTTAGTGCAATTAAAAATTTAAGAAATAGATAATAAATACCAAAGAGTTTAAGTTACCTTTCTAATGGATAAAGACCCATATATTTACAGAATTAAATCAGTTCTTAAAGTTGTAGATGGTGACACTATTGACGCTGCTATTGATCTTGGTTTTGATATCTCCCTTACTAAGCGAATTCGTCTTGCTGGTATCGATACCCCAGAGAGTAGGACAACTGATGTTAAAGAAAAAGTACTTGGTCTCGAAGTTAAAGAGTGGCTTAAAAAGAAACTAGAGGGTCAAACAGATATTATTGTTAAAACAAAACTCCCAGATTCCACTGAAAAGTATGGTAGAATTCTGGGACATTTGTTTATTGGTGATAAAGAAGTATCAGCAGTCAATAAAAAGAAGTCTGTTAATAACCAAATGATTGAAGAGGGATATGCTTGGGAGTATGATGGTGGCACAAAGAAAAAAGATTTTGCTGAACTGGAAGCAAAACGCAAGAAGTAATCACTTCTCGTGAAACACCTTGAACTGCCGTTGCTTTTCTTTCTTCTGTTCTTTCTTGAGTAACTTATTGACTTTCTTGAGAGAAACACTCTTCTCAAACGCAAAGAATATCTGTGTCTCATAAGGAGTAAGATCTCGATTCAGAAGTTTCTTACCTCTTACAAAGATCTGTTGAACGATAGGTTTCATTTTTGCTACCATCCATTCCACAAAAGATTTGCCAACAAGAGCCGCAGCAACAGAGGCAGTAGCAGTAGTCCCAGCAAGAATAACCTGCTCTTTAGGTGGAACTGGAACTTCTCCGATGATTGGTACTTCAATGACGGGCACTCCTAGATTTGTATTTGTATTTGTATTATTTTCTTCGTTAGTGCCCTGATTATCTGGGGGAGTTTGAACGAGTTGAGGCACTTGAGGTAGGATAGGTTTAGTATTAGGAAGACTTCTAGGCTTATCTCTTTCCTCTTCTTTCTCTTGCTTTTCTTGCTCTGCCTTTACAGCAGCATCAAACTCTTCTTGTGTCGGAACATCAACTGTTGGATACTTAATTCTTGTATCTGGTATATTAACAACAGGTAAATCTAAACCACGAACAACAGGGACCGCTACACTTTTTGTGACAGGAGGATTGATGGTGGGTATAATAGGTGGGCCACCAATACCAATATTTCCTACTTGGTTGGCGTTTATTCCTATATTGGTAATTTGGTTGGTATTATTTACTGGATTGATTGGCATTGACCACATCCCTCACATTAGGATACCTCACCACAACATCAGAACATATTTTTGCGTATGGTGATTGTGGATGGAAACTTACTCCAGCTTTGAGTGCTTC